CAGCGACCACTGCACCCGTCAGTTGCATCAAGTCCAAGTTCTTCCATACCTTGATCGGTTCAATCAGCGCGTTACCCTGACGCTTGGCAAGGGTGGAACGGTCGCCACCAAAACGTGCAACGTCCAAGCCCCAAATCAGCTTGGCGTGTTGGGAAGTCTCAACATCACGGTGTTTAGCCAATTCAAGCAATTCCATTGGGATGATGGTGTCATCGTCCGAACGTGGGAACTCACCAAGGACGCGAATCCGATATGCATTGGATTCCTCGCCGTAACGAGCTTTCATCTCCTCCACGTAGGCTTCTGACACCCGTGGCGAGTCAACACAGGAAACCTTCATGGTTATCCAATCGTTGGCTAGACGGTTGTGGGTGTCGTAGAAGAATCCAGACGAACGGACAGGGTTGCCCAACAACAGGGTGACAGCGTTGTGGCCTGACATAGAGCCAGCCGCAGCCTCGAAAACCTGTTCAGGAATACCAGACGCTTCGTCAGCAATCAGCATCACGTTGTCAGAGTGAACACCCTGCAAGGCTTCAGGCTGTTCGGCGCGGGATGTACGTGCTGACACAAAGGCTTCGGTTGCAGCCTCTTTCACCTCAATGCGGTCCTGCTTGACTTCAAGCATATCCCGCAAGGTAGGTGGTAACTCCTTGACCCAACGCTTTAATTCCGCGAACAAAGCGTCATACAACTGGCTGGACGTAGGGGCTGTCACCACCACCTTGACGGGGTAACGCAAAAGCAAATACCAGATGATTGCCCAACTTGCGCCTGTGGACTTGCCTACACCGTGTCCTGAACGGACAGAGATTCGGCGCTCACCTTTGGCGATGTGGTTGAGCATAGTCTCTTGCCACAGGTCAGGCGTTGTGTTCAAGACTTCCTTGACGAACAGGACAGGGTTGTTTCGGTATCGGGCTGTGAAGGCCACGAACGGATTGTTGGCAATCTTCTCCTGTTGCTTTTTGGCTGCGTTGTCCACCAGCTCCTGTGTATCAACGTGCAGTTTCTTGGGGGTTGATTTTGTAGTCATGCGGGGATTGTGCCGTAATTCTTTAAATTTTTTTTCGGGATGCGTGTGGAGTTGCCAATGTACAGCCGCCCCGCCCACAGCCCCACCACGGGGGGCTTCGGACATGTCTAGCTGGCACAGTCCTTGCCCAAATGCAAACTGAATACTAAATCATGCACGTACTTTATACAATGTCCATTATGTAAAGTTATTTCAGCGTTATCCACAGCTAATACACGCAATCCGTTGCATCGCTGCAACAAATCACGTGAGCTGTGGACAACTTGAACAACTTAGCTCAGTTTGTCTGTGGGTAACTCAGCCTCGATAACCTCGCCATGTCGCAGCGCATCAAGCCGCAAATTAGCCAGATTGACCGTAACGCTCGGCATCTTGTTCTGTGCATACGCTGCTGGATTCCAGCGTTCAGCCACCCATTGGCGCGTTTGGACGCGTAAACGAGCCTTATTAACCTCTTCTATTTCAGTTTCGTCAGCGATTTCAATCGTTTCGGTTACAAGGTTATCGGCTGCCCTCGCACGCGTACGCGAGAGGAAGCCCTCTTGCGCTGGCAGATCAAGCCAAGCGTCAAGCGCACGCCTACTTACGCCAAGCTGCATACAGATGCGTGACGCACTCTTTCCTGACTCGAAAAGAGCAGCAACTTGCTCCTTTGGAATCGTGTCAAGCAACGCTAAGTCTGCTTTTTGTTTCGGACGACCAGCCATTTAAACCTCCTACAATCAATTATTAACACTCATGGCTACCTAGCCATTGACCACGCATTTAAATCGCTTTAAAGTGCCTTCTGCTTCGTTTTAGACCCATACGCAGACGTGTCGAACACTTTAGCCATACGAGAACCATCTAAAACGCCATCATCGGACGGCATATCCTCCAAGCCAGTAGCTCCACCATCAGGAAACTTATTCGCTGGCTTGTCCAATCTGACCATCTGAGCTTGTGGATGTAGACGCTTCAGAGCCATTGTCTCCTTGACTACCTCGGCGTTCATCACAAGTTCAATCTCCTCCATGCACCAGATGTGTCTACGCTCATCGCGTCCCATGAACTGGTCAAAGTGCAGCGCATCCTCGTAAGTCTCCACCACAACCATGATTGAGCCGTCCTTCATCTCGTACTGGCAATGCTTCACCTCGGGCATTTGTCTAACGCCAGTTGTAACAGCCCACTGCTCCAGTGCAGCGTAGGCTTTCTTCATTCCATCGACTGCCTTTGTCAGTCTTACCTCATCCCGCATTTTCTGTGCTGCGTAGATTCTTTCCGACTGCATCCAAAACTTTGTGCGGAACTCCTCATCCACCAAACCAATCAACCGACTGATACCCCACTTCTTTTCGTGCGCCTGTTGAACGTTAAGAAGTTCAATCAACTTACTTCGCATGAACAGCTCAAACGGGTCTGCTGGAATACTCGGTTGCTCAACCTTCTTTTTTATCTGCCTTGTTGCCACAAATCTCTCCTTACACTTTTCTTACAGAAAGTCCACATTTCGGTTGCCACATGGTCCACATATGGGTGTGTCTTATAGACCCACACCCCATATGTAGACCTTTTTGTGGTCTACAAATGGAGTCGCAAATGTAGACCATATGTAGACCATATGTAGACCGTTACTTAAATGGAATGACCTTCCGATCGACTTCACCTGAACCGTCATGGTCCTCAAATATCGCCCAACACCAATCCGCGTGGACTGCAACTTTCTCTGCTTCAACCAGTTGCGTCTTTACCCGCCACCAGAGTTTCTTGAAAGTATCTGCATCCGTATCGCTACCCATTGATGCCTTGAACTCATCGCGCCATTGGTCAACCTTGATCGACTTGTTGCGCATACCGTTAATGTTCTCCATCATCCCGAACTTCTTGATGGCTGCATGGAGTGCGCGTAAGGCGTTGGAATTATTGGTTCCCAAGCCAGTTCTCTTTGGTGGCTGTGACGCTTCCTTGCGTCCTTGATTCACGTTCATCTCGTTGTCCACTTCCACGGCTAATGAACTCACGTTATCGAATCCCAAAAGTGTTGTGGATAACTCCACCGTAATCATCTGGAAACCGTACCTTTGACCGTCCTCACCGTCCTTCTGTTTGCTGATGTGGAGGATGCCTTTGGGTGCGTCTTCGATGCGTATGATCTCAAGCTCCGTGTCTACGGCTCCTAATAGGCTTGAGTGACCCCTTAGTCCTTTGGTGGCATCCTTACCAGCGTGGTGGACTACAAGTAGAGCGCAGTTGTACCTGCCTTGGATTGCGCCAGCCGCTGTGATGAAGGCTCCCATGTCTTCACTCGCGTTCTCATTACCACCACCAAACGCTCTGGCTAACGTGTCAATGACCACCAGCTCGAACTGGATGTCGTGCGTTGCTTGGATGTCATCCACGGCTTGTATTAGGTCTTGGATGTCTGTTGCTGATGAGCGTAGGTTGATCTGCTTTCTCAGGAAGAACACTGGCGCACCCGCTGGTGTTGAGTGATGCTTCTTCATGGCCTTGATACGCGCACCGATACCACCGTGACCTTCGCCAGCAATGTACAGAACCGCACCCTTATGCTTGACTTCTTTAGTCAGGAATTCCCTGCCCGTGGCTATGCACTCGGCAATATCCAATGCAACGAATGACTTGAAGCTGGCTGGTGGAGCGTACAGCGCAACAAATGCCTTCTTTGGGATGACACCTTCAATGAGCCACTCCACAGGCTCGTCATCAATGTCGTCCAGTTGCTCGATCTTGAATGGTTGTCTGAGCGTTTGGATGGTTGATGGCTGTTCTTGCGGTTCTGTTGCTTTTTCCTCTGCCTCACTGAACCGTTCAGGTATCGCTACATCATCCTCTGACGTGATCTTGTCCGTGTTCTTGGTCAGGTTTGCCAAGTCCTGCTTGTCATAGCCGTACCTGTTCACATACTCGTAAGCATCTTCCTTGATGTCATCCAGCGGTAGGTCAACGACTCGAATGGAGTTGGTGACGTTCTTGAGCGACTTGACGGCTTTCTTGGCGTACTCCCAACCCACCTTGTCGTTATCAGGCAGGATGACCACGTTCAGACCAGCGAAGTACTGAATGGCATCCTCTGGAAAGCTGCTGGCTCCTTGATGCGTACACGTTGCGCACACACCGATCGACTTCAGCGCGTCCGCTGCCTTCTCGCCTTCCGTCAGGAATACTGTGCGATTGTTTTGTCTAGCTGCTTCCACCTCTGGCAAGTTGTACGGAACAATCTTTGCGCCAGTGATAGATGGATGCCTACGCCCTTGCTCATCAACCCGCAGTTGCTTGTACGTCTTGCCCTTGGAGTCGTTGGTCTTGTAACGCTGCTTGATAAACAGCGTCACACCGTCCTCGTCCGTGTAGTGCCACTCATGCTCAAGAGTTGGTGCTTCAAACGGTTTGATGCTGGCTAAGAGTTCAGCGCGTGGCTCCAAGTCTGGCAAGAGTCCGTAGTCCTTGACGGCATTGAAGACAT